GACGCTTCTGCGCCGCTCGAAGCGTCATGATTATTTCACGTCTTGCCTCCCCTTCGCTCAGAAGGGGAATGCGGTCAGCGTGGGGATTGCCGGGTCGGCTCCGGTGAATGGTATCGGTATCGTGTCTGGTGAGCCGAATACAGCTGCTTTCGTTGGCTGGGAGACGTCTGGTGCGGCGAATTATCCGTGGTCGCGTGTGATTGATCCTGCTACGATGGCGGTTCCCCAGGTTGCGGTTCGGGTCGATGCAAATGTGGCGAATGCGGTTCCGCAGATTTTTGCTGATCTGTCTACGGCGACTGCGATCACGATCAATCAGTTGCGTCAGGCGTTCCAGATTCAGCGGCTTTTGGAGCGCAACGCTCGGGGAGGTACTCGTTATGTGGAGACCATTTTGGCGCATTTCGGCGTGCGTTCGCCCGACGCCCGGATGCAGAGGCCGGAATATCTCGGCGGTGGTTCTACTCCGATCACCATTACCCCGGTGGCTCAGCAGTCAGGTACTGGTGCTTCAGGCACCACTTCCCCGTTGGGTTCTCTTGCGGCTGTTGGAACGGCAGTTGCCAATCGGCATGGATTCTCGTATGCGGCGACTGAGCATGGGTTCATCATTGGTGTGGTGTCGGTTCGTGCTGATCTGACGTATCAGCAGGGGTTGCATCGGAAGTGGTCGCGGCGTACGCGGTATGACTACTACTGGCCGGTGTTTTCGCATCTCGGTGAGCAGGCGGTGCTTCGTCAGGAGATCTACGCGACGGGTGTCGATGCGGATGACGCTCTCGTGTTCGGTTATCAGGAGCGTTGGGCCGAGTATCGTTATGCGGAGTCGCGGATTTCCGGTCGGTTCTTGAGTTACGCGACGTCGACTCTGGATGTGTGGCACCTGTCTCAGCGGTTCCTTTCTGCGCCGGTTCTCGGAGATACGTTCATTCGTGAGGAGCCGCCCATCTCGCGTGTGGTGGCGCTGGGTGCTACGGCCACCACCAATGGTCAAGAGTTCATCTTCGATTCGGTGTTCTCGGGTTCGGTGGCGCGGTGTATGCCCGCGTTCTCGGTGCCCGGCCTGATCGACCATTTCTAGGAGGCCGCATGATGGAGTTTCTGGTTCCTGCGCTGGGTTCGATTGCTTCTACGGCGCTCGGTGGTCTGCTCGGTGCCAAAGGGCAGAAGGATACGAATGCCGCGAATGCGCTTCAGGCGCAGAAGCAGATGGATTTTCAGGAACGGATGTCGAATACTGCGGTTCAGCGGCGCATGAAGGATTTGCAGGCCGCTGGTCTCAATCCCGCCCTTGCGGGTGCTGGTGATGGCGCGTCGTCTCCCGGTGGAGCTATGGCTACGCAAGGGAATGTCGTTGGTGAGGCTGTGAACTCGGCCCTGAAGGTTCGTCATTCGAATCAAGAGATTCGGAATATGCGTTTGCAGGCCGGTCAGTTGGATGCGGCCATCGACAATCTCAACGCCTCAGCTGAGGCTACTCGTGCGAACGCGGTTACGACGCGTGAGCTTCTGCCTTGGCAGATTCAGGAGTTTATCTCTCGGATCAATCAGCAGACGTCTTCTGCTCAATCGGCCGCGGCGTCGGCCCGGTATTCTGATTCGCAGACCCTGCTCAATTCTCTGTCGGTTCCGGGTGCGCGTAATCAGGCGCGGATGCAGGAGACGCTTTTCGGCCGTGCTCTTCCCTTTTTTCAGGGTGCGAGTTCGGCCCTGAATATTCTCAATCCTTTGACTCGGATACTTCCGAGGAGGTAGGTATGTCCGATCTTGATTTTTCTCTCGAGACGGGTGAGTTGTTCGATGATGCTCCACTTCCTCCGGTGGAGCAGTTTCAGCTTTATGCTGAGAACGGCTACGATTCTTCGCAGTTGTCTCTGGAGACGGGTATTTCGTTTCCCCTGGAGGAAGACCTTGCGGTCCAGGGTGACAAGGACGATGCGGATATCAATGTTCTCGTCGCTCGCTTCGGTATCGCTGGCGAGATGCCGCCTCCTCGGCCGGGTGCGGCGTTTGGTGACTTTTCTGAGGCGCACGATTTCCAGTCTGCCATGGATGCTCTGGTGGGCGCGCAGAATGCGTTCTATGAGCTCCCCGCGCGGGTGCGTGAGGAGTTCGGTAACGATCCGGCTCGTCTGATCCAGTTCGTCCAGTCGTCGCGGCCGTCGGATATCGCGCGGGCGCGCGAGATGGGTTTGATTCCCCCGGAGCCTCCGGCTCCCCCTGCTCCGCCTCCTCCTCCGGGCTCGTAGGAGCGGCCCGGAGTTCGTCTGCGGGGGGTCCGAGAGGGCCCCCCGCTTTCGTTGAGCACAATGCGTCTCTCGATGTATATTGTGCTAGGTGACACTCGTCACCTTTTCTTTTTCTTGAGTTTTTTCTTTTTGGTTTGTATTATGACTTTGTGCGACCCTCTAAGATTCTCTTAGAGGGAGGACAAAGTTTTCTTTAGCCTTAGGAGTGTATATGAGCCGCCTGCGTCGTTCTCGAGTTCATAACAAGCGTCGTTCCTCCAAGCGGTTTTCTAGGAAGGCTTCCAAGACCAAGCCGATTAACAAGCGGCTCTCTCCTATGCGTGGTGGCTTTCGGATCTGAGTAGATCCGGTGGCTATTTGCTACCACCCTATTCCTGCTCTTAAGACAGAGCAGGGGTCAATGGTCATTCATCCGCATCTGTCGGATGGTCGTGGCTATGTTTTTGAGCTTCCTTGTGGCACCTGTATAGGTTGCCGTCTCCGGAGGGCCCAAGGATGGGCTCTCCGGTTGGGTCATGAGGCCAAAGCTCATGCTGAGGCCTCGTTTGTTACGTTGACTTATGATGATGCGCACCTTCCTCCTAGCGCATCGCTTCATTATCCGGATTTCCAGAGGTTCCTGAAGCGTCTCCGTAAGCGGACTAAGGTCCGCTTTTTTTGTGTCGGCGAGTATGGTGCTGAATCTTGGCGTCCGCACTATCACGCGATCCTTTTCGGCTTTGCTTTTAGAGGGGATCGCAAGGAGTGCGGTAAGTCTTTGTTTTGTTCCGCTCTCGCCGATCGTTGTTGGTCCGATCCGGTATCAGGTGAGCCCATGGGGCTCGTGCGGATCGGTGATGTTTCCCCGGCCTCGATTGCTTATGTGGCCGGTTACGTGGTCGAGAAGCACGATCCACGTACGTTAGCGGGCAGGTCTCGGCCCTTTGCCCGCATGTCATTGCGTCCCGCGATTGGGCGCAATTTTCTCGATAGATTTTCAGGGGATTTTCGCCACGATTATGCGACCTATGATGGGCGGAAGATCCCCCTCCCCCGTTACTACCGCGACCTGTTGAACGCGGTTGAGCCCATGATCCATGAGGATCATGCATATGCGCGGTTTCTTCGTCAGTCTGGACTTCCTGCCTCTGAGCGTTCTCCCGAACGGCGTGCTGTTCAGGAGGAGGTTGCTCAGGCTAAGGTCCGTCACTTCTCTTCTAGGAGCCTCTAATGTCAGTCATGCAACTGTATTCCCTCCGTGATAATGTGGCCGGTAATTTCTTCCCTCCGTTCCCGGCTCGGTCTCACGAACACGCTTCGCGTGGGTTCGGTGATGCCCTCTCGAATCGCGAGAACCCGCTGTTCGCGCAGTATCCGCATCACTTCGATCTGTACCATGTGGGCTTCATGGATGAGGATACGGGTGTGATTTCTTCCCATGATCCGCGTCTTGTGATTGCCGGCCAGCTGGTGGCTCGGAATCGTGGTTTGACGATCCCTGTGGATGGTCCTGAGCTTGCGTTGCCGGTGGATGCGGATGTGCGTCAGTTGGCTCACGAGGTTTTGTCTTCCCGTAATCAGGAGCTGTAATGTCTTCCTTCAGGAGTAACTTCAATGCTCCGAGTGTGGACAATCATTCGTTCGCGATGGTTCCGCGTGCGGATATTCCTCGCTCGGTGTTTCGTGTTCAGGCGTCGCATAAGACGACGTTCAATGCTGGCCTGTTGATCCCGATCTATGTGGAAGAGGTTCTTCCAGGTGATTCGTGGAAGGTGGACATGACCGCTTTCGTTCGTATGGCGACTCCGATTGTACCGGTCATGGATAACCTGTATCTGGATTCGCACTTCTTCTTCGTTCCCAATCGGCTTGTGTGGGACAAGTGGGAACGCTTCATGGGTGAGCAGGCGAACCCTGATTCGTCGATCGATTTTCTTGTGCCGCAGGTGACCGGCGCGACTTCGGGTCAGAATATTTTGCGTGTTCAAACGTACATGGGTATTCCCGGTTTCGGTCAGATTACTGCGGGTCAGAGTGTTTCGTACAATGCTTTGCCGTTGCGTGGTTATCAGTTGATCTGGAACGAGTGGTTTCGTGACCAGAATATGCAGAACTCCATCGTGATTTCGTTGGGCGATGGTCCTGATCTCTCTACGGCGTATGAGACGCTTCTGCGCCGCTCGAAGCGTCATGATTATTTCACGTCTTGCCTCCCCTTCGCTCAGAAGGGGAATGCGGTCAGCGTGGGGATTGCCGGGTCGGCTCCGGTGAATGGTATCGGTATC